GTGTATTCCATGCCTTCCTGCTGTGGCTCGAACTGCTCAAACGGCTGAGGAATTTCAAGCGTAATGTGCTCTTCATCAAAACGTCCAATCAATGCACGGTTTGTTCCGCCAGCACCAAAATTCTTGAGTTCACTCAACCAGTCAATTTTCTTGATGTATGGTGAATTTTCAAGAATGTATTTAAGCAATGTTTTTTCACCAGCTTCTCCAATACGGCGAGTAGCAATGTCATTGTACTGTGAAATTGGAAGAAGAAGCGTATCAGGAACTTCACGAGCGTATGTTGGTTCCATTACAGCATTGACCATGTCGTTAATGTCACGAACAATCTGGTCAGCTGTTTTGCTTGCCCAAGTTTTTGATGAACCTGTTCCATCTGCCTGAAGCGTTACTTCAGTAATTCCAGGATAGTCAAGAAGTCCGTTTGTACCGTTTACAGCATCGGACTTCAATGACATTCTGTTCATCTGTTCATCGTGCGCCCTACGAGCTGTCATTGCTCTACGCTGGTCAAGATTCTTGCCCGCTCTCTGGGACTGGCGAATTTCTGTGATGGAGTAGCCATAGCTGTCACCAATTCCCTTGACCTTTACGGATTTCTCTTCACCGTAAACATCAACACGAGGAAAGTCCTTTGCATAGTCAGCAATGATTTTTGCAAAACCAACGCCACGATACTGCTGAAATGCAATTTCATTTACACCTGCTCCAGCTTCAGTTGAAATTGGGATAAGTGAAAGACCTTTCAATTCAGCAAGTTTTGCGTCATAAGCCTTTGTCTTTACATACAAAAGCTCACGGTTGAAAAATGCGGATTCATTTGAATCAAGGCGCATGGGGTTAATTCCTGTTTTCATCGTTTATCTCCTTTTGCCCTTAGTCAAGTGAAACAAGAGCAATAGCGTCATTGTTTGAACCAGTTTCAGAACCGGACTTGAACTTTCCAACAAGTGTGTTGCCACTTGATTCAGTTGTAAATGTTCCGGCTGATGTTACGTATGCAGAAGCTTCTGCTGTTGGTGTTACACCGCTTGCAAGAGCAACCCAAATATATCCCTTCTCCATTACGTTTACAGCTTCCTTGGCTACATAGCAACCACGAGAGTTCATAAATGCGTTCTGGTGGAATACAGCTACTCCAGCATAAACACCATCGCTTGAGGTTGTTACCTTGCTTGAAGTAACGTCCGAACCATCGTAAACGAGTTCGATTGTAAGTTCTTTTCCGTCATCAGAAGCAAGATTAATTTTACCAGCGTCCGCACCTGTTCCGGCAACAGCTGTCACACCGTCAACATCATTGTTAATGTCGCTAACAAGTGAAGCGACATCTGTTGCGATTGTTGCGGTTGTTGTTACCGTAACGGTAGTTCCATTAATTGTAAGTGCGATGTCCTTGCTTGCGGTCGTATAAGCAGACAAATCAACAACAGCGTGATTTGAATACTTGCCACCCATTACGGCGGTCTTTGCACCGTTCAAGAAGACACCCTTTCCGAAGCTAATGTTTTCACCAGCTGGAATGGAAACTATTGTCTTTGGATTTACGCCATACAGCATACCGCACATGGCTTTTTCATCTGAAAGTTTTCCGTAAAGATTCATATCTTATTCCTCCTTTCCGTGATTCTTCATGCGCTGAATCATTTTTTCACGAGCGTCATTTTCATCAGCGTGAACCTCAGGCGGTAGTTCTGAAGTGAACTGTCTTGTAGTTGAATCGTTCTTTTCAACTATCATTTCAATTGCGCTGTCATAACGTGCCTGAATGTAAACATCATCCTTTCCGTCAAAGTTTGCCTTCGGGAACTGTGATGTAATGATTGCCTTTTTAATGTCCATGTCGGACATATCGTTCTTTACTTCAACATTTGCTTTCTTTGCATTCTGAAGAAGTTCCATTTTTGCCTTTACTGCTTCATCAAGACGTTTTGGGTCAGCTGAATCAGCCTTTGCTTTTTCAAGGTCTTTTTCAAGGCTGTCTGCCTTTTCCTTTGCAGAATCCCTTTCGGCTTCCAACTCAGAAATGCGTTTTTCAAGTTCCTTTTCCTTATCTTCAAGGTCAGCAACTTTTTTGTCCATCGATTTCTTTGTTTCGCAAGCATCTTCTTCAAGCTGTTTAGCTTTTTCATCAGCTTTTTTGAGAGCTTTAATTACTTCAGCTTCTGCTTCATACTCGATGCCGTCCAAGTTGATTTTCTTCAACATAGATTTTCCTCCATCGGTTTTGATTATCATATCTTCAAGGACAGCATCTTCACTGTCCGCTCGAAGTTCTATCTTTGCGTTGTCTCCTGCTCTTGCAGAATCAACAATTGCACAATGATTATATCTGATATTTCGCTGAATAAAATCATATTCAACTCCGCACCAAGTGGCATTCGGTTCAGCCATTTCCAAGTCACAGGTATAACCCATGGAAAGAGCCTGCTTGCCGTTTAATACGGCTTCAATTGCGTCCTTCCTTGTTATTATCATGTCAACAGCGCAATTTATTCCATCAGTAACTTCTTGCCAATTTCTATGTTCCCATTCCTTAGTCCATGAAGGATTGTCACCTAAACTTCCAACCTGAAGTGATTTTGCATTGTCGCTTGTAACAAGTTCGCTGGGATGGTTCAAAGTAACAGGCTTTAATTTCATTGAATTAAGTGTACCTTCTGCAAACACTTCTTCGGGAAGCCTTAGTTCACGCTGAATTGTTCCGTCAGCTCTTTTGTATGTAAATACACCAATTGAAGTAACAATAGCGCGACCGCGAAGAAAACCTTCATTTGTTCTTTCAAAAGGAACCGTCATCCACTGGGAATTGTCGATATTGTCAAATCTTCTAATGTTTGTTTTTACCATGCTTTTATCCCAAAATAAAAAAAAAGCAACGGTTGTTTCCGTTGCTTCTGTTTTTCAGTCAGCTTATTTTGTAAAGGGTTAAAAAGAAAAACTGTTTTTAATACCGTTTGTCTTTCTCAACTACATTTTTAATTATGGTGGGCTCATTCTGGAGCCTTATTTGCTGTTCAATAACAATGTCAACAAACTTCAAAGTCTTGTTTAATTTTATTGTCACGCAACCATAATCAATATTCTTACAAGCCTCTTTTACTTTTGTCAGCTGTTCTTCATTTAATTCCATATTTAATTTATAAAACATAAATTAAAAAAAGTAAAGTGTTATTTTAATTCAAACTCTAAAATATTTTTATTTCTCCCTATTAATTTTAATTTTGAGTTCACATTAAATAAAGTTTCACTTTCACCACCAAATTCTGAAGATTCAATGAATATAGATTTTCCGGGACCGCCTTTTGAATTAATCCTCATAATTATTCCTTCTTTTCCGGCAAAATTTTCTGCTACAGAAAAATCAGAACTTGTAGACATAAAAGATTTTTCTGTAAAAGTATCACCAATTTTCATTGAATTCAATTTGTCTGCAAATTCACCTCTTACACCACGATAAAAAGTTCCCGCATCTGAATTAGTTCTATCTATTACTTTTTTTATTGTTGCGGTTTCTTTTTTACTTAACACATCACCACCTTCACGAAGAAATTTATTGTAAGGAGTAAAGTGAGTATAATTCTGTAATTCTCTCGCTTCAATATTTGAAACTCCATTTAATGTAAAACCTTTCGGAATCATTTTAATTGCTTCACTCTCAGAAATTTTAGAATACTTCAAATTATTATCAAAATATTCACCTAATGAACTTTGATAAATTTTTGGTTGAAATATTTTTGATTCTTTAGACATATCACCTGCTACACCAACTAAATCACCAATTCCTTTTGAACTATAAGTATTCAATTCACCAAATTGAAATAAACCATTTTTATCAACGAACCAATCAGAAGTAGATTTAACATCCGTTATATTCAATGCCTTGAGATAATTATTTTTCAATTCGGAAATTTCCAGTTCATTTTTTCCCACTACAATTGAATTGGTAACATCATCTTTCATCATTTTAAATTTTTTATATGTGTCTTTTTCAGAATTTAATTTTTCAACTACTTCTTCATAATTTGTAGGAATCCTTCCAATAGTTTCAAGTACATTTTTTCTAGTTTCTGCAACCCTTCTTAAATTAGCAACTGATTTTCCTTTTTCAAGAATTTCAGATTTTAATTTTTCGTCAGCTTCATTTCTATATGCTTGAAGTAAAGCATGGTACTCGCTATCTAATTTTTCATATACAGAATTTATTTTATCAAAATCTTTTATATTTTCAATTTTGTCTTCTGATAATTTTTCATCGATTATTTGTGATTCAATTCCTTCTGTCTGTTCACTTAAAGAAGTATTTTCAACTTCTGCAATCAACTCTGGATAGAACGCCAAACCAACGCAACGACACTGAATGTCCTGTCCTGGATTTAGTTGAACCGCTCCGCTAGGACGCTCAACCCATGTTTTTCCATTGTCATAACTACAAACTGTTGCATCATCATATCTGCACAAAAGTCCTTCCATTAGCTGGTGACTTTCACGAACCCTGTCGTCCATTGAAGTTGACCATACGTATAGTTCCAATCCCAATTCCTGTGATTGAGCTTGTGATATTTGCCCATTGAGCTTCCCCATTTGGTCACGAGCTAATAATTTACAATGCTTATCGGAAAGTCCTTCTGTTGCCTTTTTTATTTCTTCTTTCAAAATCGAAGGTGATTTTCCACTAACAATAGCCTGTTCAGTTAATGTGTTTATTTGTGTAATATATTTTTTTGCATTGGAAACTATCAATGTATAATTGTTTTCAATCCAACCGTTAAGCATATCATTCCACCATGCACTCACAACAGGTGGATTGACGTATATACCCTTTTCAATTGATTTTTGAAATTCCTTGTCACCGAATTTTTTTGCTTCTTCCGCTGTCTTTGCAATGGAAGTTAATATCACGTTACCAGCTGAATCTTCACCAACATCTGAAATATCGGGCATATAAACCGCAAGCCATTCCTCAAGGTTGTAAATCATGTCACGAAAACTGTCGCCCGGAATAGCATCCAGCCTAACATTATTTGAATCACCCCTTAACAATGGCTCCATGTTTTCATTTATGTACTTTTCAACATACGTTGTTAAGGGTTCAAAAAAAGACCTTAGTTTTCTAGCATAGTTTCTTTCAATTCCATGGGGATAGGCTCTTTTGGAAGTTTTGTTCTTTGTTGTCTTACCCCCATTTGTCTTGAAAAGTATGCGCATCAATTGAATTTCAGTTTCGTTCTTTATTTTCACAGCAATTTTCCTCAACATAATTTTGACAGCATTTGTCATTTGCTTCTGCTGGAGTAAACAAATCCTTAATTAGGCAAAAGCCAAAACCCCATCTTTTTGCTTCCGAATGCTGGTAATCACCAATGACATCGGTTTCCTCAACAAACCATTCACAAGTATTGCAAGTTTTCATTTTTTGCGCAAATACCCCAGAAAATTCTGATTGCTTCTTATGTTTATTTTTGCTCCGTCCTGTTTGAATCCGTCCTGTTCAAAAACAATAAACGAGCTTCCCAAAGTTCCCAAGCAAATAGCGACATGACCATACGGATTTGAAATTGAAGAATCCCAAAT